GTCCTTTTCGAGGAGACTTAGTTGTCCGAATGACTTATGTGTGGTGTTATAATTCATTGGGTCATATTCGTAATAATCATTATTCATAAAGAATACGATTTTTCGAATATGCATATGTCGGATCATTTGTAGACAATCACTACATGGCGCGGAGTTGGTAATCGCGCCGCCATTTGAGAATCGACTAATGTACAAGGTAGTTCGTCTCATAATACGTGACTGTTTTCGTTTCTTCCGACAGTTGCGCCAGTATATTTTACGTAATACACCCATTTCCGCGTGACAACTACACTGATTGTCTACGAAACCATCGTGAGATGAATATGTTTTGTGAGTGTTGTATGCGCTGGCAATAATATGTCCGCCATATGTAGCAACACATCCGTGCTTGAATAATAAATTGGACTTCTTTGCCTCATCTAATGAATGTGCAAATATCTTTTCCTGTTTTTTGGATAACATGTTTGTATGATGATTCTTTTATAGTAGAATAGTATTTCAATTTTAAATTCTTTTTGTGGTGTTTGTTTGTGTTGTTTGTTTGTGGTGTTTGTTTGTGGTGTTTGTTTGTGGATGATGTGAACTATATTATTATTATTAAGGGTGGGTTTTCGTATTTATATATCTGACTATAATAAGTATGAAGCTCTTTGACAACAAGCGAAGATTGTCAAAAAAATTAATGAATCTCGCGAAAAAACGAGATCTTTATGGGCGATTTACGCGAAAACTTAGAAAAGGAGATAAACGAAACAATCATATTTTAAATCATCCATCCAAGTTTCTGAAAATGGACGAATTGTATTTATCCAAAGGGGGGTATAATGATATTTTAAAATTTGCAAAACATTTTTCACATAACGTGACAAAACACCACAAAAAATTCACATCTAGAATAAAGTATTTAAAATCAAAACGGGGGGAATGTATCCGACAATTGAACAAAAAAAAGATTGAAAAAAATAGAAAACAAATTCACAAATATCATAGGAAACATAAGGAATTGTTGGATACAAATATGGATTATTATGTTTATAAGGAGTTTGGTTCTCAATATGAAAACTATAAAATTTCACATTATTGCGACCATTATGATGTCTTAAATATTGATCGTTTAATGAAACATTTTGAATATTTTGATATTACTCATTTTGACTTTAATCCTTCCAAGACATGTTTCTCTTTTTGTATTGACTTCGTGGGAAACAGAAATTATCATTTTTTTGTGAAAGATATTTATGAAGATAAGGTGAAATATATTCCACTTCATCGTAAAAATGAATATATGATCGATATTCATAATTTTATGGCACGTAATTCAAGTATTCAACGACAATTGGCGGATTCCTATTTTTGGGTAAATGATAATACTATTCTTTATATATCCAATAATGCGTCCTATAACTCTTCATCTTGTTATACCATGAATATTCGTAATCACAAGCGAAAACTTGTTTATCAAAACCAAGAATCGCGACAATTATCGCTACGTGATGTTCATAGTGAATTTTATTATTTGTTATATTCGAGTACCTATCATAGTGACGAAGTCTATGTTTTAGATATTCAAGATCATAACGTAAAATGTATTCAAACACCCGTGTTAAAAAATAAGAGTTTTGTATTATATCATTATATAGATCATATTGACGCAACATGGTATATTTTGAAACAAGATAAGGAAACATTTACCTTTTTGAAAACGACCGATTATCGTCACTTTGATGTGTTATTTGTGAAAAAAGACAAATATTTGGACGTTCAAGATGTTGACTATATGAATGAAACATTTGTCTTTTTTTTCAAGATCAAGGGGAGTATGTATATAGAATTGTATTTCTTATGTGATAAAAAAATAAAAAAACTTCGAAATACTACAATGTGTGATACGAAAAATAGTTGTAGCTTACGTATAATGAAGTCTATACCCGATGAAAATAGGCTGTTTTTCTATAGTTCATCTTTTACGAAACAGAATCGTTTGTTTGTATTGGAAATAACGAAAACCCATGATTATGATATGAATGAGTTGAATGTTGATCATTTTGACTCTTCATCGTTCATAAAGAAACAAATGCGTGCTAACACGAAGTTCTGCGAAGAAGTGGTCTATTTAAAACAACACAGTATCATGATTACCAAAATATATAAAAAGGGATTGAATTTGAAGAATTGTAAATGTATTTTGTATGGATATGGAGCCTATGGCGATCATTATGACGCGACGTTTAATGCCAACCAAATACTAGTTCTTTGTGAACGAGGGTTTTTAGTGGTGCTTTCTCAGATCAGTGGGGATGGAGCACTGGGATTTCAACAGCGATACAATGGAATGTTGCGGCAGAAAGAGAATACATTTTTGGATTTCATCTACATTATTGAAAACTATTTGTTTAAGGAGAATATAACAAGTAAAGATAAATTGTTGATTTGGGGAAGAAGTGCTGGTGGTCTCTTGATAGGAGCGGTGTTAAATATGCGTCCTGATATATGTAGAGCGGCCATCATGGGGGTTCCCTTTGTGACGCCCATATTAACCATGAGTTCTGATAAAAATCCGCTTGGATTTGAATCACATAGTGAATTTGGTAATCCCTTACATAAAGGAAATATGGATTATATACAATCATATAGTCCATTTCAAAACATTGATCCAAATGGAGATTATCCACATTTGTTTATTTATTCTAATTTAAATGATACATTGGTTCCTTACAATGAACCTTTGATGTATTATAAATCTTTGAAACAAAATGTGGAAGTGTTTAAAGAAAATAAAAAGGATCTTTATTTACACATAGAAGACAAATTCGGTCATAATCAAGGTAGTTCTTTAAAAGACAAGGAATATCAAGAAGCTCTTTTATTCACCTTTATTGAAAAATATATTCATTAATACTATACTTTATAGTATGAATGAATTGGAGCTGAAAAAAGAAGACTTCAAGAAAGAACAACGATCTGCATATGAAAACAATGAAGTTCAAACGAATGCACTTCAAACGAATGCACTTCAAACCAATGAAGTTGAACGCCAAGAACAACGTATTATTCAACATCATATTGATGGATTCTGGGAAGCAAATAGTGAATCTGAATCCGAATCGTCTATGGAAGAACCTCTTTTTTCTGATGCGAAATTTTCTTCGGGTACCACGGCAAATAAACGCAAAAGTAAAAGTTTGTCTTTTCGGAAATTAAAACGGAAAATACATCGTCAATATGATATGAATATCGTTCATAAATATAGTACGGCATTGGATGTATTTGTTAGATATATTCAATGTTATCATACCTTGTATTCCGAGGCATCTTATTTTTGTAATTGTAAGCTAAATATGTTCATGTTACCTTGTATGTTCTTGTCTACTTCTTGTAGTGTTATGACAAGTTTTAAATTTAAATCCATAAGAGAAACGTTAATGTTATCCACCTTAAATGGAATCATTACCTTTTTATTAGCGATCATTAATTATTTGAAATTGGATGCAAACGCAGAAGCACACAAAATATCTGCATACCAATATTCTAAATTGAAAGCACAAATTGAATTTAGTTCCGGAGAAGTCTTGTTGAATGACAATGATTTGTTTTTGAGTGATAATTATTATGTATCAGATCAGATGAAACAATGGGATAAACACAATGTATCCCTATTTGATAGCAAAGAAACATTTTACAAAGAACGATGTCGAAAATACGACGAGTTAACATCTGTCAAAGCACAAAAGGAAAAATTTTTCATTGAACGTGTAGAAAAAATAATGGTTGGTATCAAAGAATCCTTGAAAAACATTGAAGACAACAATCACTTTGCATTGCCACAGCATATTATAAATAAGTATTCTACCATTTATAACATGAATATTTTCTTATATATTAAAAGTATTGATAGCTATAAGAATGTATTATTGAATGATTTGCGAAATGTAAAAAATGAAATACGCTTTTATACAAATACATTAGATGAAGATGAAATCAATGGCTCATTGAAAGAAAAATATTTGAGTTTGTACAATAAAAAAAATCAATTGTTGCGAGATTTCTTTGAATTAAACAAGGGATATACCTTAATTGACTCCATGCTTCAACAAGAAATTCTCAATATTGAATTGTTTAATAAATATTGGTTTCTCTTTTATTTACAAAACTTTGTTCGTTGTTTGTTGTTTTGTTGTGGATGTTGTCATACGAATTTTCATATTTTACCAGAAATGTATAAAAAATCTACGGAAATTGGATATAAAGATGAAGATGGAATCTATTTATTGGACAAGGTGCTACGACACTGATGGTTTATTTTGATAACCGGTCATAATGGATGTTGCGTTATTGAAATAGGTAAAATCCTTTTTGGCATCATCTAATGATACATTGCTTTTGATATAATTATAGGTAAACGCACTGTCATTATTTACAAAATTAGTGGTTGATGGTGTGGTTAATGTGCTGTATATAGTATCATAATCAACACCCGTTGAAATGGTTGTTTCTTGACTTGATCCAAATGGTTTATATGTTGTTTCGTATTCGTAGTTTTGTGCTTCAAATGATTCTTTATTGAACCATTGTTTATCCAAATACACATATACAATGAATATGAAAAGACAAAGACAAATCATAGACATTTTTTTAATACAAGATTTAAGATACATATACATAAATGTAATATTTTTTATTGGGGTTGGGGGGGGGTGGTGAGTTTTAACTCGTTGTTTCTGGTGAATTATAATGCATGTATAATCCCAAATTTGATGCATTGTTGAAATATTTGAAATCCACGTTCATTTCAGATGTGCTATAATAGGTTTTATTGTCATTACTATTAAACGTAATGGGTGTAAATGGATCGGTTGTTGTGATTGTTTTATATATGGAATTGATACCTGACAGATCTGGATTTTTCAAGTAATAGGTTGTGTCTCCATATGCAAGCGGTGCGTCCATCATGGGTATTGTTTCAGAACCATAATCTTCAAGAGGTTCGTATATTGGTAGATTTCGGGAAAATATTTTATTTTGTTCTATGATAGATACTATAATGATGAAAATAAGTAAGCTTAAAAATATAGTACTTCCGAATGGATGCATTTCTATATATATGATGGATATTTGATTTAATGGGTTTCTAATAATTCTCTTAAATGATTCATTTTTGATGTATAATTGCCATCTTCATAGACATACCCGTGTCTTTTATTTTTTGGAAAGGTTTCTAATTTATAAGAATTTTGACTTTCTAAAAGAGTATAATAAATCGATTCTTTGTTTGTTATCATTAGAAATAAAATCAATGTATCGCTTATTTGTTTTATTGCAAATAATCGATTTAATTTATTTTGAAAAAATAAGATCTTATGGGGAGATTCATATTTGTGAAATAATGAAAATAAATAATTTTGAAGGGTTTTGAAATGATTTAAAAAAAGCAATGGACACGTTTGGATTTCTTGCTTTGTCAACTGATTTGAAAATATTTTTGTGAAATAGAGATTATTACATTTATATTCATTTAATAAAAAGAGAATACTAAGGTGAATCATTTTATTTCCCAGATTTTTATAATAATATGCTAACTCTTTTACAGTTAAGAAACTGAAAATAGGTAGGGAACAACACTCAATTGGTCCGTATAGATGTGTCATTTTTTTTATTTCTATATATATAAGTTTATTACGATAAAATGATTAAATCACAATCTTTGAATGATATAAATAATGAGAATATTGATTCTATGAAGATGGTTGGTGGCAAGAAGTCTCGGTGGTCCGGTAAAGGAGGTGGTAATTTTTCGCGATTTTTATTGATCGCTTATATTTTCTTAAAGTATCCAATCAAATTTGGTCTGTTATTTAGTGTGTCTTCAATCTTGTATTATATAGTAAAACAAGTATACAGTTATGGTTGTCAAGCAGTGGCTAAGTTTATTTCTTTTTTTCAAATTATATTAGATCCCGGTGATTTTAATTTGGTTCTTTTTTCTGTTCCAGACATATTCAATGTTTTTATGGCCTTTTTGGATCTGTTTATTGGAATTATCTACTTAGGTATTAGTATTTTATTTTTCATTTTGCTTGGATTGGTTACCATACCCTTTAATATTATATTTGCGTTTTAAATGAAATGGATAAATGAAATGGATAAATGAAATGGATAAATGAAATGGAAGTATCAAAAATACGATTGTGGTTTTGATATTTCTATGATATATGTTTAAATGTTGCATTTTTTTAAGGTCAATGAACCGTGGCTTTTTTCAGAACTAAACATGGATAATAGTAATAAAATAATGATGGATATTACCAATCCCCATTGAATAATTTGTAATATATCCATTTTACCATTGTTATTCTTTTGTCGATTCATGTCTTCTTGTGCATAATAATTATAGTATTTGTGGGTTAATACTAATAAGGCAAAAAATACCATCATGGTTACGATAGTAGTTACTGGTAAATTGTTAAGCATGATAAAAATAAAAAAGACAAAAAGGGAACGTACGATTGCATGCATGGGATGTTCTATTGTTTTTAAGTCGGGATCTACTAAATTGATAGAGAAATAGATGACAAGAAACAATACTAGATATCGAACTTGGGGGGTGGTTCGCATGATATGTTGATAATTGCATCCAATATAGGGCACAAGGAAACTGGCGCAAAATAAAATGAGTGCCAGAAATACACCTCGCAAGGTTACAAATAAATAGTTATATTTTTCAAAGTTCTTATGTTTTGTTAGACTTGGAATATTGTAAGTGTACATTATATTATAGATTTATTTTTGATGATGGATGAAATAGGTTAGTTATTTTTTGTTGTTGGATTTCTTGTTACTTTTGGTTGTTTTGGTTGTTTTGGTTGTTTTGGTTGTTTTGTTTTTGGATGTATTGTTCTTGGGTTTCTTCTTGGGTTTCTTCTTGGGGTTTTTCTTTTTTGCTAATTCTTGGAGCATTTTTTTCTTTATATTTGTGTTTGGTTTTTTACGCTTTCGGGTTTGTTGTTTCAAATATCGCTTTTTTTTCATTTTATCACAATTTCCATTAAGTTCGATGACGTGTAACATTTCTGGACGAATGGGTTCAAGTGTTTCCTTTAGATTCTTGGTTTTATAGTACTGATTGTTTATAAAACTGGGGTTCGTTTTGAAACTTTTTTGTAATAATCCTTGAATCATTTGATCCGCAATGGAGAATGAATTATTGGGACGTAGTTTTTCAAACATACCTTTTACACTTTCATCATCATTGAGTTCGTATTCTTCTTCAATATCATTGTTAATATATCTCAAAAATCGTTTTGTCTTTTTACCGTCGGAGTGTTCGCTCAATTGTACTTCTTTATACAAATTCATCTTATATATTATTATAACAAACAAAATTTGATTATTTTGAACGATCATAGATAAAATTGAAATATGGTTCAAAGTGATTTGATTTAAATACAACTATCCTTCATAGTATAATGAATACGGAAGATCAGATTATCCTACTTGGAAAATGCAATACAATGGAAGAGGTTCGAGAATGTCTTCAAGATTGGTGTCAAGAATTAGGGATTTCGTGCTTTCAATCCCACATTATGAAAATCATGCATTTGATACAAGATTTATACCATAATCAAGGAACCAGTCCTTGGAGCGATGTGCTTTATGATAGCGTCATTGATGTGTTGCGGGATGATTATAATATGGATTTGGAAAATGATGCAGCAGAAGATGGTTTGGGAAGCATTGGAGCAAAGGTGAATGACGGAGCGGTATTACTTCCCTACTTCATGGGTTCCATGAATAAATTCAAAACAGAAAAACTGGTTTCGCAATGGTGTGGTAAATATGACGCTCCTTATGTTATTTCCGCAAAGTTGGATGGAATCAGCGCAATGTATGTAAATGGTGAATTGTATACTCGAGGAAATGGTTCCCATGGACGAAATATAAGTTATTTGATTCCGTTTTTGAATTTTGGTGAATCGAAACTGGGGGAAGGTGGTGTTCGCGGGGAGTTGATCATGAAGAAAAGCGTATTTCAAGAAAAATACAGTCATCAATTTTCAAATGCACGGAATTTGGTGTGTGGAATCATGAATCGTCAATATAAAATAGGCGATGATGTAGATGATATTCAAAGCTTGTTTCAAGACATTGATTTTGTGGCCTATGATATATATGATGGTGTTTTGAGCTATGTGGATAAATTCAAATGGTTGTTAAATCGGGGGTTTATGGTTGTTGAACATGAGTGTGGCGTGGGACATTTTGATGTTGCGGTTGGGGACGAATATTTGAAAAAATGGAAACAAAATACATATGAAATAGATGGAATTATTGTAAGTAATCAAGGCGTACACGTACAAGCAATGGATGGTAATCCGGAGTTTGCGTTTGCCTATAAAAATAATAACATTAGCGTGGGAATGAGTGTGGGTGTGGTGGATAAGGTGATTTGGAATATATCTAAGGATAATTATTTGAAACCGACGATTCAATTGAAAAATCCTATAATGTGTGATCGTTCGAAAGTGGAATATGTTACGGGATTTAATGCGAAATATATCAAAGACAATCAAATCTCTTATGGAACAAAACTTCGTATTGGTCTCAGTGGGAGTGTCATTCCTCATATATTTAAAGTATTAGGAGGTGGCGAAGGGCAGTGGTGTGATATTGCGGAGACTATAGATTGTTCTTATAACTGGTCGAAAAACAATGTGGACTTGGTTTGTACGGATAAAGATAATTATAGACGGATCATCAAACAAAATGTCTTGTTCTTTCGGGCGTTTCAATTGAAATGTAATCTTCAAGAAAAGACGTTGTTGAATGTATATGATAGTAATGGAGTTTACTTTTTGAAAGATGTATTGTCTTTGTCTTTAGAAGATTGGGTTAAAGTGGATAAAATGGGGGAAAAAAAGGCGAGCGGTATCATGAGTGCGTTGTATGATGTGTTGCATTGGCAAATTGTTTCACAGAAAATATCGTGTTTTATGGATTACTTTTTGGCATTGGGTGTGGGGCTTCAATGCTTTGAACGTGGTTTTGCCTTGAAAAAAATAAAACTATATATGGAATATATATTGGATTTGTCTTTTATTGATGGAAAGAAGTTGATGGAAAATGAATATATTGAATATCAAAAGGGGGATATCATTGATGTCCTGTATTCCGAGCAACCAAAACAAATTACAAGTCAAACCATGTTTCTCTTTTTGGACGGCTTGCAACAAATGAATGACAAAATGCGTGAATTACATGAAACATCCGGAATGGAGTTTCAATTGGTTACCATGGAAGAGTTGCTTGGGGTGGTGGTAGATGAACGGAGTGGGAGTGGGACTGAGGGTGGAGCTGAGGGTGGAGCTGATGCGGGATATGAATTTGTATTTACAGGATTTCGTCCAAAAGAGTTGATTCAAAGGATTCAACAAAGTGGTGGGCATATTGCGGATGATATTTCTAAAAAAACAGATGCTTTAATTGTAAAAGAAAAGACAAAACCATCTAGAAAGACAAAGCGGGCCAAGGAGCTCCACATTCCTATATTCAATTTAGATGAATTTATAAACCATTATAAACAATATAAAGACATTCATATACTATAGATTGTATAAGTCTATCGGAGCAAGAACATTTTAAAAGGTACGTGAATGGATTGATGGTTGGATGGTTCGGTTCTATTGTGTTGTAAATCGTTTTTGTTATTCTGTATTTATGCTAACATTTTTTTCTTTCTTTGTTTGTTTTGGATGAGTTGTTATGATTTTTCGTTTGTACTATAAACACAATGCGCACCGTGGCGCAGGGGCTAGCGTGCCAGGCTCATAACCTGGAGGTCATAGGTTCGAATCCTATCGGTGCGTGTGTAACAAAAAAGAAATAATGATGTACCAGGAATGTTTTACGGCACAGATGCCCGAGTGGTCTAAGGGGGCAGACTTAAGATCTGCTGGTTAACGCCGCGTGGGTTCGAACCCCACTCTGTGCAATATTGGCTCTGTTAGCTCAGTTGGTTAG